CTAAAAATATGTCTATGAGAGACGTTCGAGCTGTATCAAGTGTAACGATATACATTCCCTGTGGTCTAAAGTAAATATTTACATCATTAAGTATGTCTTTCAGTACTTCAAATGTTGACTTAAAGGCGGATGCCTGTATAGTGACTAATTTCATATCTAAATAATTATTTGTCTCATATCTTTAAATCTGTGTATCGTACGCAATACCCTTGTTCACATCACGGCCAATTTTCTCTTCCAGTTCTTTTGTCATCGGAGGCTGAAGACTTCGCCCGTAATCATCAAGGGCGAATATATCACCAGTAGATTTACCTTCATCTAACGTCGTCATAGAACATCCGTATCCTCCTATAGGACTGTGTACCACCTCCTTCTGGGGAAGAAGGGAGTCGAGCCAGTTCTTTATTTCGTTTCCTACCAGAATCTTACCATTCTGAGTTAACATAGTCGGCACCCTATTTATCTTGTTTTTGTAACTGGGAGGTATACCCTGTGTATTTACATTATGATATCTCACAAGTTGCTTCAATTGGTGATGATGATTGATATACTCGACGACATCCATAGAATGTTTACACCTTGGGCTATATATCAGTAGTGACATCTACTATGTACATCGTAATTTCTCTAAAAAAAATTAACGCGTAATAGTAAATATGAACTACTTCTTAGCGTTCGCTCTCATAATGGTAGTAATTTTTCTGACTACCAACATGGAATCTTTCACAGACACGTTCGGTCTCTCAGGCTACACAAAACCGGTTCCTCCTGTAAAACTGAATGACCCCAGACCAAACCTTGAGGGTTTTGAAAAATTTGAAATAAGTGTCGATAACGACATGATGGAACAATTCGTTATTCAAGCGAATAATGAAATAGATAAACGCACCGGTATGTGTACTTACATTATCGAGACGACCGGCATCGACGGTTACAGGAAAGATGGTCTTGAGATCTACGAAGTCATGTTTATGAGTGTGAAAAAAGATGGTTTCTCGTTTGGCTTCTCTATAGTAGCCTCGTTTGAGGTTCAGAACGGAAAATCCCGTATCGTATCTCTTCGTTCACAACCTCTGGGTGTTCAGGCGCCTGATGATGTATCCGCTTTTACAGAAGGTGCTGCAGGTAAAGAGTTTGTCAAATATGAACTCGTCAAAGAGGCCGCTGTTCCTACCAAAAGTGAGTTTGATTCCGCTAAAAATAAGTTAGAGTAATTGTATGTTGAGCATCAATGACGTTACTAAGATTGATGATAAAAGAAAACAAATCAGGAAGGAAATATACACGAAAATTTATGAACAATTTTCTGTAAAAATTAAACAATCTGTGGAACTTGGTCATAAACAGATTTTTCTCACCGTTCCAACATTTTTACTTGGATATCCCACATTCGATAGAAGACTTGCAGCTAAATACGTGGCGAGACAATTCGAACTTGGTGGGTTCAGTGTAAAACTCTTGAGTGATTACGATGTGTACGTTTCATGGATTGTATCTAAAAAGAAAAAAGAAGTAAAGAATGATGATGACGTGGAATTACCCAATCTATTGAATCTAAAAAAGATGGCGAATCAGTACAGGAGAAGTGCGTAGGAAAACATCATTTAAAAAACCCCTTAATCATAAATGGACAATCTGAACGTTCTCGTAGAAGCGAAGAAGGAGTATCTCGGACAGATGTGTATCATCATGTGCCCACCTATGATTGAAGTTTTTCAGGAGATGTATGCTGAATCTGTGAAGACCTCTAAGGGTAAACAAGTTCTCATCATGTTTCAAAAGTTGTTGAAAGAGGTTCCTAATTGGTCGAATGCGATGTCGAAGCGTCACGCCGATAATATCACGGACAGGTGTTCTTGGTTTGGTGACCTTTTAGCGGCTGTATTTGTTGCCTGTACAAAGATTCTCTCTGCGGTTCGCCTCAAGGCTGATAATAAGAAGATTTCCCTGAAGCTCCCTACCGAAGAAGTATTTATTCAAACGTGTTACAACAATGCCGCACGGGACTTGTACAAAGATCCTTATATTTTTCATGAAGAACAGAGTGAATACGCTCGTGATGAGAATCTCACTATGCGTTTTTCCCTCTCTATCGAAAACACCGTAAAAGAATTAATTCCTGTTCAACAAATCCTCCAAACGTATATGTCACAAGAGACTAGGGATATTTCTTTGGATGGAGAAGTCGAAGACACTGCCGACCCAGACGTTCTCGACGAACATATGGAAGAACCCTTCGGTGAACCCGAGCCCGAGCCCGAGCCCGAGCCCATGATGGAACCTGAACCCTTGGATGAAATGAATGACCCCCAACCCACCGGGCTTGAAAATGAGTTTAAAACTGTACACGGTGTGCACGCACCTGAACCAGTCTCAGAACCAATCGCGGCACCCCCTCCCCCACCATACCCCCAGGAACAACTTCAACCTACAGACGATGATGTATTATTTGGTGATGCACCAGACCACCGTACAAAAAATCCCCGGTATAATTAAATGGAACTCTCCGATCATTTGCGCGACCCAGTGAGTGCCGCCCTAATTGCAGCGGGAATAACCGCCGCTTATATTCACCTCAAAGCATATTTGAATAATGAAGGTAAATTAGAACTCAATAAATATACCAAACCTGCCGTTCTCAACGCGATACTGGTATTTTTTATTATATCAGGTGGTTTAGCACAGAAGGAAGCTATCTCCAGTGAACCTTTCTAAACTTAAAGATTAACCAATAGTATAAGAATATGGCGTCCGTATCTGCGTTTAACGATATGATGAGTCAATTTCTTGTGGAATTGCACAAGACTTTTCCAGATGAAAAAGGCATTAAGAAAATGCTCACCTCCTTCGATATGTTGAAGTCCACCAATCCCCGTCTCGTTGTAAACGGTTTTATGGATGGTGTCACCCCTTACGCCGGAAAGATTTCTGCCAAGGATGAGACTTTTTTACTTGAAGAGGTTGAGAACATAGAGTTTCTCAGGGAACTCGATATTAAGAAGTATTGGGGTAAGATGTCCGCAAATACAAAGGCTGCTACCTGGCAGTATCTCCAAACACTGTACATGCTCGGTACGACCATCACTTCTCTCCCAGACGATACTCTTTCACAAATTGAAAAGATTGCAAAGGGTGTCGCAAGCCAGATGCAAGATGGAGACGGTGAACTCGACCAAGACGCTCTCATGAAAATGATGGGTAGTATGCTTGGTGGTCTGCCCAAAAAATAAACCTAACATATACTAAATGAAGACCTGGTTCGACGATCCTCAGCAGCTCGTGAGGGCTGACCAGGTTAATCAATTCTGGCCAACAAATGATCAAACTCCAGAAGACCGGGTTAATGCCGCTTCCCGATTCGTAATTTATGTATGCACCATACTCTATCTCATTCGCCGTGACCCCAGGGTCTTTGTTTTGGGTGCGACTGTCATCGCTGTTATTTACGTTCTTTATAAGTCTAGGATGGTTAAGGAGACGTACGGTGGTTCGGTTGAAGGTGTGAGCTGTCAAATGCCAACACCCGACAATCCCATGGGAAATGTTATGATCACCGATTTTAGTGACGCCCCTAACAGGTTGGAGGCGTGCTATTACCCCACTGTTAAACCGTTTGTGAACAGCTACACCAGTGACCGCATCCCTTATGACGCAGGTCGTTCTCGTTCACCCATGCCCAAGTATCTTCGCAACGCCATGGAACGTCAGTTTGTTTCAAACCCCGTGACCAAAATCCCAGGGGACCAGACGGCTTTTGCGGAATCTCTTTATGGGCGAAAAAATGCTCCCATGTGTAAAAGTGACACCCGCTTCTGCAATCCCAACGCTCGTGGTGTTCAGCTCGAGGCATTTTCGGGTATTGGTAGTCACGGTGATAAGCGTTCTGGCATGTTTGCTAGATAAATATTCTTATGTAATAATAAATGGCATATCAACTTCAACCTGGACTTTCCATTGTTCAAAATACGGGTGCCGTTCCCCCGGTAAAAGCAAACGACGAAATTTTTGTCTACCCCCAGCCCAGTGCTTTAAATTGTGGTGATTGCCGTCCCAACACTATGTTGTACGGTACCGCCCCTTATATGGCAGGTAAGGGCTCCCCAGCGCAGTATATCGAAACGAGTGATCAACTTCGCCCTCAATCTACTTCACGATTTAACAAGCATATAATTCAGACGTACGAGCGTAACCTTTTTCCCCTCTCTAACATGGAGTGTAAGGTTCCCCTCCGTACTCAGAAATATGACCCATCCAGTACCCGCGCCGAACTCCAGAATGGACTGTTTGAGCAAAGGTATCTTAATAAAAATGTTAATAAGAAGTAAGAATGGCTGATCCTATATCGCTCATGGCTGTTGCTGGTCTTGTTTTTGCCGGTAGGAATTTGAGTACCAAGTCCGCGCCACCCAAGGTCGACAACGTACCACCAACAATGAAAAATCCCGAAATAGTAGAATCTAATAATTTTGACGCCTCCCCCGAAGTTCCACACAAAATGGAGATGGAAAATTTTGGTGATATCAGCCCCCAACAACGTAGTGGTGGTCAAGAAATTTTGAACATGCGAAATCGAATGTATGATCATGGGCGTATGAATAACTTGTCACCCGTCGAGAAACAGCTCGTCGGGCCGGGTTTGGGGGTCGGTGCTCATGTACCCGCCGTTGGTGGTTTTCAGCAGACCTTTCGTGTGAATCCGGTTAATGTTGGTGAATATCGGTTAACCACACTTCCAGGACGCACAGGTCCAGCAGCGGATGTTACTGGTGGTCGCTCTGCGAAGGTTGGTGAGCTCACACATAACAAACCAGAGACCACATCTTTCCTCCCATCGAGGAGACCCACTATGGCTGGTCGGGCACAGGGGATGTCAGGTGTCGTTCCTCGCAATGAACATGAAAAGACCAAACGTACCACTAACCGTTCAGAGACTGGTCACCGTGCGGATGGTTTAGGATTCAATGGTGCGAAGCGATTCGTATCAGCGGGTGCGATGCCACAAGATCCCACTCGATTCAAGACTGACCGAACAGATGAACAATACACATACATGAATCATCCGGCACCGGGTATTCACAGTCATCGTGGTGCGTATACCAACAGCGCCGCTGTAAAGGTGGCTTCCAAGAATAATGAAGAACTCATGAAGTACGGTTTCCGCCCCGAGGACCGAAGAGGAAAGCCAAACCGGATGGGAAATGCGGGTCGAATGAATGTTCGTGAAACAGCTCTCAAACAGGGTGGTGCTCTTACCGCCGTTCGTTCGGATACTACACGTATCGATGGACGTGTCAACGCAGCCAATGGTGGGTGGACGCAACAGTATCAACAAAAGCCGTATCACCAGTTTAACGCCTACAAGGGTAATGCTAATCCCAACACGAACAACCTGGACATAGCCAAGCGACAGCTCCAGAATAACCCTCTTTCTCATTCACTCTCTCATTAATTTTTTAGTTCCTTAGACAAAAACATTCATTAAAATATTATACATGTATTTTAATGAAGGTCCATACCCTTAACATAGATAGTGGTGAAAGAGATACCAATGTATATTCATACGCTAATAATTATACCGTTACGTTGGATAACCCTATTTATGACGTAACAAATATCAAACTTGTATCTGCGAGAATTCCCACACCACAGCTGATTACATGTGCGACGAACAAAACATTTAGTGTGGATGGAAATGTTTTTTCATTAGATGAAACAAACTACAGCACAGGAACAGAACTGGCAAGTGACTTGGCTACTAAACTCGCACCACCAGATTCTAATATAAACTCAGTCGTATTTGATACAGACACAAACGCGTTGACATTTTCTAATACACACGCGTCTGATAATGCATTCACACTTGAATTTTATGATGGTACGAATGGGTATTCGAGTAATTCTTCACATTTTACAACACCCCACCAGGTTTTGGGTTTCAGTTCAGGGAACCATAGTTCGGTGACAGACACTATCAAATCCGGGGCTATAAATATAAATGGACCAAATTCGTTGGTATTAAAATTGACGACAGGCTCTGATGAGTTTACACAATCTGTGTATACATCCACACCTTTCTATACTGGGCATATACTTCTAGACGGCTCCAATTTCATCAATTTTAACGGAGCTGACGATATGTTGGTGCATAATTTTCATACTGGAAGTCAAAAAATGATACAAGATATCAAAGTAGAGTTTTTTTACATGAGTCATGGACGTCTTATTGCGTACGACTTTAGGAATCAGGACCATATACTGAAATTTGAGATGACGGGATCTACCGATAAACTCGAGAACTTACCAAAAGTGTCATTACCTGAAGAACCTAAAAAAAACGAAAAGAAAGAGCCAATAATAAGTATTCCTGAAGTCGTAAAGAATTCTTATAAGTGGAGAAAAGAGTATTTGTATATAGCGCTAATTATTTTAGCTGGACTACTCCTGATGTTTTTAATGAAAAGCAAACCGTTTAGCGGGTTATCGCGTAGACGGGCTGTGCGGGCTTAGAAGCCTTACCAGTAATCCTGGAGATGACTAAGAAGACAACCACAGAGAGGAGGGAGGTAAGGACCGCGGTCATGGCGTACTGAGCACCACCATTCTTGGGGACCTTTACGATCTGGGTGATAGTCCACCGAACAAAGTCCATCCACGACATGGCAGCGGCGAAAGAGAAACCACCGACAATCGAGTTGAGGGTCTGGGTCTGGAGTTCTTGGGTTACAAGGTTTACGGTCTGAAGAGCGGCGGCCGACATCGTTGTTGTTATACTATAGGTTAGGAAAAAAATTATTCTTTTGTAATTTCTTCCTTTTTTACTATTTTTTTAAACTTTTTTTTCTTTATTGATTTTGTTTTTGAAAATAATTGTTCATCATCTGACGAATCATCACTAGAGCTTGAATCTAAGTTTGAAGTGTGTAACTTAGTCTTATCAGAAAAATTCCATCCTTCAGGTTCTGAGATGCTCATTACTATTAATAGCATTTTTTAACATCTCTTCTGTCGGATTCTGGGGTTTCCAATCACTCCAACGGTCGTAGGCGTCGTTCACCTGTAGAAAAATGGGATTGTTTCCTGAGTAACGTTTGAATGGTGGGCAGTCTTCTGGTGGAACCGTGGGCATTTCTTCATCTTCGTCGTCATCGTCAACCTGTTCATATATATCTGAGTAAATAGAACCAACATCTTCCCCGACTTTATACATCGCACAATACTTTGTTGCATATTCCACATCTTCTGAGAGGAGAGTATCTCGTCCACAAGCTTTGGAATAGTCACATGCAAGTGTTATACCCTTTTCAAAAACTGGAAGAATAATATTAGTCATGGTTTGAATATATTGTTCAAACATAGCGTCTCCGGTATCACCGAACCCCGTTTGCATATTCATCTTTATTGTTTAGAATCAAAAAGAGTTTCGGCAATTCCCTCACGTATACGAAGAGTGTTATAGCTCAAAGCGTAAATACGTATTTGCCTGTTAAAATCTGGACAATTCGTGAGACTTAGGTTCACGAGTTGCTCTTTCACTAAACTGAAGTTAACCTGTCCTGTTGGATACCACTCTTCCGGCTGGAGGGCGAAACTATACGAGTAAAAGCGACGAATGAGTTGTGTTTTTGAATGATGAATCGCCCCCTGAACGGCCTTTAGAAATATGACATTCCCCGTGTCACGTGTGATAATCTCCTGACCGTCTAACGTGAGTGTTAGGTGATCTAAATTTTCATAAAGTATGAATTTTCCACCTTCTACACTCGCCGTGTTGTCATAATCAAAAACCGTTACAAAATTTCCCTGACTCACACCATCCCCTATAGTCCCTTGCCTCTGAATAACAAAGTAGAGTTCCTTCACGGGATTGTCAAAGTCTAACTTGAACTTTCCCGTATTAACACCGGCGTCTACATCGAATATATTTTGCTGAATCTGTGTTATGAGGTAATCTCTCTTCATTTTTTGAAATTTAATTCGTTCTTCACAGTCTATGAATACAAGTTCTGTACAAAGTTGAAATTCTTTAATTTTGAGTGTTTCATTTAGTGTGATATAGGTACCATCACCCTTAATGACCAAATCTTGTACATCTCTTAGTTTGAACTCCACTTCGACTTCCTGTTTTGTGATAGCGCACAGGGGTATAGCAAGTTCTGGATGATTGTAAAAATAGAAGGGAATATCTATGAAAAAGGTCTCATCAGTGTTTAATCCTAATGTATCATGTATTATTATACCTGTGTTACCTCCACCCCCTGATATTACTTCACCCACCTTTTTATCGGTCGTTCGTAATGGATACTTACCTATAAGTTGTTCGAGTCCCTTTTGTTTTGTTTGTGTGACGTTATGTTCTGAATATATCTGAAGATAATCACTCGTTATGCGCTGTATAACCTTCCCACCGATTATCAATTCTACATGTTCGATCAAAGCATGTGCGACAGATTCGATATACATCGTGGTACTCGTTAGAATTTCCGGAAGTGTACACCTCACACTGATAGTTTTCAAGATATCCCCCTGATTCTGTGGAATCTTAAATCTAACTTTTTTTCCAAAATCGGCTCCATTTTCTGAATCTATATCGACATATTCCCTGGAAAAATTCGAGTGCCTCTTGAAACTCTCGATGAAATGACTGTAGTCTGGATCTAAAGTGAAAAATTCCTCTTGAGGTCCGGTCGCCATTAGTTGAATTTGCCCAGCCATTACTACTATATCCATCTAAAATTTTAATCCAGCTAAACCACTGTTGATGCACAAAACGTTATAATTTATAGCATAAATACGTGTCGTACTGTCATAAGATGCGTAGGCGGATGGCACCGCGATTTCGATTGTGAACAGTTTATGTGAGATACGACTCATATTGACTTGCCCGGTTGGATGGGGGGATTCGGGCTGTAATGCAAATGAGTATACACCGAATGTGGAGGGACCCAATTTTGGAAGTACCCCATTAAACGGTTGTGTTGCATTCACCAAGGCAGACGGTACGTTCACGTGATGTTTAAGTGGTTGTTCGTATTCTAAGAATAAACCACCCCTGTTAAATACAATTTCATTATTAAATCTCAATTCTGCGTTTACTATACCGTTGTACCAGTTTGATACGTTGGTGAGATAAGCAACATCATTTTGTGATGTGAATAATAACTCTTTCACGGGATGTTGAAAATTTAGCATAACACTTTTCTTGTTTTCACCAGCTTTCATGACAAATTTAGACATTTGAACTTGTGTGATGACGTAATCGAGTGGTCGGGTCATGAGAAAGTTTCTTTCTTCTTCAGTCAAATACACAAACTCGGTATCAAGTGAAAACTTTAAGATTGAAGCGGACGCATCAGCGTATGAATCCCCTGGATCTGTACTACTCACATTTCGAACGAGATCTAAAATTGGTTTTAGTTTAATTCTCACCTCTACGACTTGTTTTTGAAGTGCACACGTCGGTATGGCCAGAGATGGGTTCCTATAAAAATAGAAAGGAATATCCAGGAAATATGTATACGGATCTGCATAACTTAGATAATTACCATGTCCATTAAGAAAGTACAGCGTCTGTTCGATATCGTCATTTGTATTGTGAAGTTGTTGGTGCATATAGATGTACTCTCCTGTAATTCGTTCGATGGGTTGTCCGCCCATTAAGAGTTCTGCGTAGTCTATCATATGAGTAATTATAGACGGTGACCACACCATGTCATTTTCATCACTGTCATCTGGTTTGGGATCACTCAGTGTAACCTTCAGTGTAACATTTTTAATCAAATCACCTTTATCGCCGGGTATCGTACATATGACAGTCTTATCAAAATCTATGTCCCCATCGAATTGACTCTCAACATAATCAAAAGCAAATTTGGAATGACGTTTGAAGTTTGTTAGAAAGTATGAAAACTGTGGTTCACCTGTGAGCCATTCATCTTGGACCCCGGTGGTGGCAAGTCTCAGACGACCAGCCATTCCTACTATATATGAGTAAAATTTTGTTAAATAAAACGAGACAGTACAATAGAATGAATCTTCAATTGAGGAAATTCAAACCCGAGACGATCGCAGATGACAGGGTGTGTGTTTTCATAGGTAAGCGTAACACCGGTAAATCAACACTGGTAAAAGATATCATGTATCATAAGAAACACCTCCCGGCAGGTATTGTACTCTCAGGAACAGAAGAGGGTAATCATTTTTACTCTGAGTTTATCCCAGATTTATTCATTTATGGTGACTATGACAGAGATGCTATAGAAAGGGTTATGGCTCGACAGAGAAAGTTGGTGGGTGGGGGTAAAACGAATTGTGGGGCTTTTATGCTTCTGGATGACTGTATGTATGACTCAAAATTCCTTAAGGATACATGTATACGACAGTGTTTTATGAATGGTAGGCACTGGAAGATCTTCTTTATGTTGACGATGCAATATGTTATGGACTTACCACCAGCACTACGAGCTAACGTGGATTATGTGTTTATTCTCAGGGAGAACATCATTCAGAATCGAGAGAAGCTTTACAAATCTTTTTTTGGTATATTCCCTTCTTTTGATATGTTCTGTAAGGTTATGGATGCTTGTACAGAGAATTACGAATGTCTCGTGTTAGATAATACGGTAAAATCTAACAAGATTCAGGATTGTGTATTTTGGTACAAAGCAACGGTTAGAAAAGGTTTCAGGGTTGGAGGACCGAGTTTATGGAAACTACATCAGAAGATGTACAACCCAAAACATCTCCAACAGAGGGAAGATGACGCTAAGAAGGCTACGAAAAAGACAAACCTCAAAATCACCAAGACGAGATAGGTGCGTCTTGTTATTTGTTCTAAAACATATTGGTATATTAAATGGCTTCAGACCGAGTGTATACCATGAATCTTTCCGACGATGGAGAAGGAATGGTTCCCATTAGTCAGAATCAGTCCACGTCTTTTATAAAAAACGAAGCGCAGATTCAACCTGAAAAAAATGTGAGTCAAAGTAAAGAGACGATGGATTCTACTCCCATTAACGATATCATGATGGAACCCCCTATGATGACCGATGAACCCAAGATGCAGGGTATGATGCCCCAGATGACTGCCCCCCAGCCTCAGGGAATGCATGCGCAACAGGCTGAGAAGCCCGCCAGTAAGAACCCTATGAATCTCACCGACGAACAAATGACCGCTCTTCTCGTGGCGGCATGCACAGGTCTTGCGGTGAGCAAGCCCGTCCAGGACAAGTTGGCGACTTCTATCCCCAAGTTCCTTAACGAACAAGGGGGTAGGAGCATGGTTGGCCTCGCGACTACAGGTGTAGTAGCCGCGGTCGTCTTCTATTTCATGAAGGACTATGTAGTTAAGCCTTAAACAGGCCTTTCCCATCCCATATTACTATAAATAGAATTATCAATTCCAGAATAATACGTACCCAAAGCACCGAGAGCAAACGTTCCCGCTAACAAGGCACTCAATTTAAGTTTCTTGTTAACGTCGGCTTTATGATCAGTCATGGCTTTCTTCGTTTCAGATGAAATCTGATTGATGAGAAAGGTAATAACTAACGCGATGAAAGTCGTGGAAAGGAAAAATACTCGGTCTACCGCGAGACGTGGGATGTTACCGATGGCGAATCGAACAACATTGGGTATAATGACAGTAAACCATATGAGGTTTAAATGATAACTCTTTGATATGAGTGGTACGAGTGTTACGACGTATAGGAGTATCCAGTACGCGATGGCCGTAATCAAAATGTTTACCGGCGTCTTCATTTAAACTAAACTGAGATTATTTATCCTGAATGTGCTGACCACAAAATTCGGTTCTTTCGGGAATTTGTTCATAAATACCCAAATTAATACACATGTCCCGAAGTTCGATGTAATTTTCCCAAAATTGTGGGGAATGTGAGTATTCACTCACAGTACAATGTGCCAATTCGTGAATCAAAACATGAAATATCTCATTCGGTTTACCATCTAGACACACAACTATTTCACCGCCTTTGTTTGTATTGGAACCCACAGAACCCTGCATTCGTTTCATACCCGTGAGGGGTATAGTCCTGTGAAGCATGTGATACTTTTCGTTATTTGTTTCACGAAGATGTTTCCTGAGGATGGTATATTTTTCCTTAACGTCGATAAGTTCCTTCGGTTGCCTGGTATAATAAAGAACTATCAGATTGATTATCAATAATAGCGCGAGTGTTCTCATCTCTTATATACAAAGATAAATTTACTATAGAGTTCCGATATGGGATTCCCGGTGAGACCCTCCCAAAGTTCTAAACTAAATCCCAATTCTTCTAAATGTGTGATCAACAAGTCTTTGAACGCCACAGGTTCTGATTTTGGTCCATCCGCATAATAAGGTGTGTCGACCAGATTTACAAATAACTTTTCACCAAAACCACCGTTCCCATGGTCTTTGAGTTTAAAAAAATTACCACTTTCATC